ATGGCCCGCAGCGAACCCGAAGCCCTGTATGGAGGCGCGGCGGGGGGCGGCAAGAGCGATGCACTGGTGGTGGAGGCGCTGCGGCAGGCCCACATCCCCCATTACCGGGGGCTGATCCTGCGCAAGACCTTCCCCCAGCTGACGGACCTGGTGGACAAGAGCATGAACTATTATCCGCGGGCCTTCCCGGGGGCGCAGTACAACGCCACCGCCCATGTGTGGGTGTTCCCCAGCGGGGCCAAGATCTACTTTGGCGCCATGCAGTACACCAAGGACCGCACCAACTACCAGGGCAAAGCCTTCGACTTCATCGGCTTTGACGAGCTGACCCACTTTGCGTGGGAGGAGTACAGCTATATGATGAGCCGCAACCGTCCCACAGGACCCGGCACCCGGGTCTACCTGCGCGCCACCACCAACCCCGGCGGGGTGGGGCACGGCTGGGTGAAGGAGCGGTTCATCACGCCGGCCCCGCCGGGCACCCCCATCCTGGAGGAATATAAGGTGAGGATGCCGGACGGCACCCAGCGCACCTACACCCGGGCCAGGGTGTTCATCCAGTCCACCGTGTTCGATAACCCGGCCCTGCTGGCCAACGACCCGGACTATCTGGCCAACCTGGCGGCCCTGCCCGAAGCGGAAAAGCAGGCGCTGCTGTATGGCAGCTGGGACAGCTTTTCGGGGCAGGTGTTCACCGAGTGGCGCAACGACCCCGAACACTACCGGGACCAGCGCTGGACCCATGTGATCGAACCCTTTGCCATCCCGGCCCACTGGCGGATCTGGCGCGGCTACGACTTCGGGTTTTCCAGGCCCTTCTCGGTGGGGTGGTACGCGGTGGACGAGGAAGGGCGGATCTACCGGATCAAGGAGCTGTACGGCAGCACCGGCAGGCCCAACGAAGGGCTGCGTCTGGACCCGGTGGAGCAGGCCCGGCGGATCCGGGAGGCGGAGCAGAACGACCCCCAGCTGCGGGGACGGGTGATCCGCGGGGTGGCGGACCCGGCCATCTTTGACGAGAGCCGGGGGGAGAGCATCGCGGACATGATGGCCCGCAGCCCCGGCCGCCTGCACTGGACGGCGGCGGACAACACCCGCCTGGCCGGCAAGATGCAGCTGCATTACCGCCTGGCCTTCGACGGGGAGGGCCGGCCCATGTTCCAGGTGTTCCGCACCTGCAAGCACTTTGTGCGGACCATCCCGGCGCTGGTGTACGACGAAAGCAATGTGGAGGACGTGGATACCCGGCAGGAGGATCACATCTACGACGAGTGCCGGTATGTCCTGATGGAAAACCCCATCACGCCGCCGGCGCGGCCCTGCCCGGCGGCGGCGCCCGACGACCCGCTGGACCTGCGGCCCGGCAGGAAAGCGGTATTTTACAGGATCTGAGGTGAAAGAAAATGCGCGAACAGGAAGATATTTTGCAGCCGGCGCCGGTCATCGGGACGGAACAGGTGGCCCAGGCCGAGCGCACGCTGCACCGCTACAAGGCGGGCAAGGCCGCTTTGGACCGGCGGCTGATCGACAATGAGCTGTGGTTCAGGATGGCGCACTGGAAGCAGTACAAAAACCGGATGATGGAGGCAAAGCCCCAGCCCTCCAGCGGGTGGCTGTTCAACTCCATCGCCAGCAAGCACGCCGACGCCATGGACAACTACCCCGAGCCCAATGTGATGCCCCGGGCCGCCGACGATGAGACCGCCGCGCGCACCCTGTCCAGCGTGCTGCCGGTGGTGCTGGAGCAGGCGGGCTACGAGCAGGTCTATTCGGACAGCTGGTGGCGCAAGCTCAAGCAGGGCACGGGGGTCAAGGGGATCTTCTGGGACCCCTCGGCCCAGGGGGGCCTGGGAGAGATCGCCATCCGCTCGATGAACATCCTGATGCTGTACTGGGAGCCGGGCGTCATGGACATCCAGGACAGCCCCCACTTTTTCAGCCTGAGCCTGGAGGACTCGGACCAGCTGGCCCAGCGCTGGCCCCAGCTGAAAGGACGCACCGGCGGCACCATCGACGCGGCGCGGTACATCCACGACGACAGCATCGACACCACCCACAAGAGCGTGGTGGTGGACTGGTATTACAAAAAGCCGGGGCCGGGCGGCCGGATGCTGGTGCACTACTGCAAGTTCTGCAACGGGGTGCCCCTGTACGCCAGCGAGAACGATCCCCGGCTGGCCCGGCGCGGCTTTTATGACCACGGCAAGTATCCCTTTGTGTTCGACGTGCTGTTCCAGGAGGAGGACAGCCCGGCGGGGTTCGGGTACATCGACGTGATGAAGGACTGCCAGAACTCCATCGACCGGATCAACCAGGCCATGGACGAGAACGTGCTGCTGGCTTCCAAGCAGCGGTATGTCCTCAGCGACGGGGCGGGGGTGAACGAGGAAGAGCTGGCCGACCTGAGCAGGGACATCATCCATGTGTCGGGGCGGCTGAGCGACGACAGTTTCCACCAGCTGCAGACCGCCGGGCTGCAGCCCAGCTCCATCACCTACCGCAACAGCCGTGTGGACGAGCTGAAGGAGATCAGCGGCAACCGGGACATCAGCCAGGGCGGCACTTCGGGGGGCGTGACGGCGGCTTCGGCCATCGCGGCCCTGCAGGAGGCGGGCAGCAAGCTGAGCCGGGATATGATCAAGAGCGCCTACCGGGCCTTTGCCCAGGAGTGTTACCTGGTCATCGACCTGATGCGGCAGTTCTACGATGAGGAGCGGGTCTTCCGGATCACGGGGGAGAGAGGGCAGAATGTCTACCTGCCCTTCAGCGCCGCCATGCTGCGGCCTGTGCCGGTGAAAGACCTGGCCGGGGTGGAACTGGGCAGCCGGGAGCCGGTGTTCGACATCACCATCTCGGCGGCCAAAAAATCCACCTTCAGCCGCTTGACCCAGAACGAGACGGCCAAGGAGTGCTATCAGCTGGGCTTCTTCAACCCCGCCAACGCGGACGCCGCCCTGGCGGCTCTGGAGATGATGGACTTTGAAGGGATCGAGAAGGTGCGCCAGCGGGTGCGGCAGAACGGCACCCTCGCCAGGCAGCTGCAGGCGGCCCAGCAGCAGCTGACCCGTTTGGCGCAGCTGGTGAAGGCCCGGAAGGGCCTGCCGGAGCCGGTGCGGGCTGCAAGGCCCGCCGCTCCCGACGCCGCGGCACGCCGGGCCATGAACACCAACACAAGGAGGCAGCAAGTATGATCAAAGCAGTTTACAGTGAGCTGGAAGGCCCGGACGGCGTGACCCGCCGGCTGAGCGTGAAGGGCCACGCCAACTACGCCCCCGCAGGGCAGGACATTGTCTGCGCCGGCGCCAGCATCCTGATGCAGGCCCTGGTGTGGATGACGGCGGACCGGGCCGGTGTGGAGAGCGCCGCGTCCGACGGGCCGGACGGGCCGCGGGTGTCGGTGACAGCCGGCCCCGGGGCCGAGGGACCGGAAGTGGCAGGGGGCTTTGCCCTGGTCAAGGCGGGCCTGGCCCTGCTGGCCGAGCGCTACCCCGACAACCTGCGCTATGCGGACACCAGCCGGGAGGGCGAAGCCTGCATGGTGGATCTGCAGATGTTCGGGCAGGGCCCCGCCCTGAGCCGGGAGCAGAAGCGCCAGGCGATGGCGGAAGGGACCATGGGACGCCGCGGGCGGCGCAGCCCGGAACCTGCGGCTCCGGAGCCTGCCGGGGCAAAAGAAAAACAGGAGGCCCCGGAGCCGCGGCCCGCTTCCATGCTGGGCATCGGGGAGGCAGGCGCCTTTTTGCGGATGATCCACGAGCTGCACCGCAGATGGGCCCGGGAGGAGGCGGAGATGCGCCGGTATGACCCGGGGTATTCCTTCCGGGAGGCGCTGAAAAGCCCCGATATGCGCCGGATGATGCGGATGCCGGGGATGCGGATGCGGGACGCCTACCGGGCAGCCAACTACGACCGGCTGATGGAGAGCACCGCCCGGGCCGTGGAACGGGGCGTCGTGAACCGGGTCCGGGAGCGGGGCGTCCGTCCGGCCGAAAACGGCCTGCGCCCCACCGGCGCGGCCACCACCAGTCCCGATGTCAGCCGGATGAGCCGGGCCCAGCGGGAAGCCATCGAGCGGGAAGTGATGCGGGGCGCCAAGATCCGGCTGTGAACAAGGTACGGCCGGCCTGCGGGCTGGAACCACATACACAAGAGAAAGGAACAGGACAGATGAAAGATTACAAGGCCATCTTTGACTTGCAGCTGTTTGCGGAGGACGGCGCTTCGGGCACGGACAGCAAACTGCTGAACACCACCGGCACCATGACCAACGAGATGAAGGTCTTTTATGAGAAGCGCCTCATCGACCAGGCCGAGCCCCGGCTGGTACACGACCAGTTTGCGGACTACTACCCCATGCCGGTGGGCGGCGGCAAGACCATTGAGTTCCGCAAGTACGACAGCCTGCCCAAGGCCACCGTCCCCCTGCAGGAGGGCGTGACCCCCGACGGCCAGGCCCTGACCGTCTCCACCATCACGGCGGATCTGCACCAGTACGGCGGCTGGACCCCCCTGACCGACGTGCTGCAGATGACCGCCATCGACAACAACGTGGTGCAGGCCACCCGTATCCTGGCCAGCCAGGCGGGCCGCACCCTGGACTCCCTGACCCGGGACGTGCTGGCGGGCGGCACCAACGTGATCTATGCGCCCAAGGTGGGTGCGGACGGCGCCGAGACGGCGGTGACCAGCCGCACCGCCCTGACCCTTGACTGCAAGCTGACCCCCAAACTGTTTTTCCAGGCGGCAGCTCAGCTGGGCGCCATGAACGCCGACACCCTGGGGGACAGCTATGTGGCCATCATCCACCCCTACGCCGCCTATGACCTCAAGACCTGCAAGGAGTGGATCGAGGTGCACAAGTACGCCGACCCCGAGGCCATGTACCGGGGCGAGATCGGCAAATTGGGCAACATCCGCTTCATTGAGACCAGCGAGGCCAAGATCTGGAAGGACGAGACCTGCCCGGCCAACGGCGACGGCTACTATGCGGTGTTTGGCACCCTGGTGCTGGGCGCCCATGCCTACGGCGTTACCGAGCTGGAGGGCGGGGGCCTGGAGCACATCGTCAAGCAGCTGGGCTATGGCGACGACCCCCTGAACCAGCGCGCCAGCGTGGGCTGGAAGGGAATGCGCGCCGCCGAGCGGCTGGTGGAGCAGTACATGGTGCGGATCGAGAGCCTGTCGAGCTACTCGGCCTCGGCCGCAGCCAACTGAGAAAGGAGCAGGAAGATGGAAGAAGAAAAGGTCCGTATCCGGCTGTTCAAGGACAACGGGCGCTACAAAAGCGATCTGTTTGTCAGCGTGAACGGCGTCAATTACAAGATCCGCAGGGGCGTGGAGGTGGAAGTGCCCCGCTCGGTGGCCGAGGTGCTGGAGCACAGCCAGCAGCAGGACGACCTGACTGCGGCCCGCATCGCGGCGGCTGAGGGCGCAGCGGGCAAGTGACCGGCGGCCCGGCGTTCAGCAGCCTGAGCGCCGGGCCTTTTGTGACAGAGAAAGGAGGCTTGCAGATGACAGCAGGCGAAGCGGTGGCCCGGGCCAGGGCCCTGCGCCCCGGCTGCAGCGTGGGCGAAAACGAGATGAAGGAATGGCTGCGCCGGCAGGATGGAGAGATCCGGGCGCGGGTGGTGGAGCCCGGCGGCGCGGCGGACTACGGGGAAGTGGGCGCAGACAAGCTGTGGGCAGAAGGGCTTGAGGACAGCGCCGTACTGCTGGTGCCCTTCCCTTTTGACGGGATGTATCCCCACTACCTGTGCGCCATGATCGACGCGGCTTTGGGGGAAAACGACCGCTATGCGGGTGCGATGACCCGGTGCAACGCGATCCTGGGGGAGTTTGCGGCGTGGCTGCGGCGCAGCTGTCCGCCCCCGGTGCGGCGGATGCGCTGGTGAGGAGGTGAGAGGATGTATCTGCCCGAATTGCCCGACCTCAAAAACAGCCGCCGGCAGCTGCGGGTGTTCGGTGGGCTGAACGAAACTTTCGGGTGCAGCGAGGCGGAATACGCGGCGGGGGAGAACTTCTCCAGCCGGGACTTTCCGGCTCTGTCCACCCGGACGCCCCGGCGGAAGCTGCGGACCCTGGCCAACGTGGACGGGATGTACCATCTGAATGGCTTTGTGCTGGTGAGCGGCGGCGGCCTGACCTACATCCCCGACAGCGGGGAGGAACCCACCGTCTTGACCGGGGTGCTGTCGGAGGGGAAAAAGACCCTGGTGGGTCTTGGCACCCGGGTGCTGATCTTCCCGGACAAGGCGGCCTTTGACACAGCCGGCGGCACCCTGAAGCCCCTGGGCGCGGCCTGGAGCGGCGGCGGGGCGTCGGTGGAGATGGTGCCCTGCGACGGAGAGGGCAACACCTACACGGTGGGCAGCTGGGGCACCCAGGAACCCGAAGACCCCCAGGACGGAGAAGTGTTCCTGAAGGTGGTGAGCCAGTCCAGCCCGTGGAACGCCGACGGCACCCTGGAAGTATACAGCAGCTCGCTGGAGCGGTGGACGGCGGTGACCCTGGATCACTGCAAGATCCGCTCCGACGGCATCGGTGAAGCGTTTGCCGTGTGGGACACCGTGACGATACAGGGGACGGCGGCCGCTGCGGCGGGCCTGTGCGATGACCTGGACGGGGAAAAGGTGCTCTACGATGCGGGAGAGGACTGGCTGATGGTGCGGATCACCCCGGGCGGGGAGCACTTCTATGGCCGCATCGTCCAGACCGGGCAGTCGGCCTCCTGGAGCAGTCTGGACGGCAAAAGCACCCTGACCTATACGGCGGAGCAGGCAGTGAGCTGCACCCGGCGGGTGCCCGACCTGGACTATCTGACCGAGTGCGACAACCGGGTGTGGGGCTGCAGCAGCGGCGAAAATGTGATCTATGCCTGCAAGCTGGGGGACCCCACCAACTGGTTTTCCTACCGGAACACCGCCGCCGACAGCTATGCGGTGACGGTGGGCAGCGACGGCAGCTTTACCGGCGCGGCCACCTGTATGGGCTCGGTGCTGTTCTTCAAGGAGAACACCCTGCACAAGCTGTGCGGCTCCAAGCCCTCCGATTTCCAGCTCAGCTCCCTGCGGTGCCGGGGCGTGGCCAAATACGCAGCCGAGAGCCTGTGCGTCATCAACGAGACGCTGTACTATCTCTCCCCGGAAGGGGTGATGGCCTGGGACGGCAGCCTGCCGGTGAAGGTGTCGGGGATGCTGGACCCCAGCGGTCTGGCGGGCGCCCAGCGGGCCGCCGGCGGCTGGCTGGACGGGCGGTATTATCTCTACCTGGCCCGGGACAGCGGCGCCCGGCTGCTGGTGTACGACACCGAAAAGGGGCTGTGGCACCAGGAGGACCCCGGACCCAGCGGCCAGCTGGAGCTGCTGTCCAGCGGGCGGCAGCTGTATCTCTGGGACGGGCAGTCCCTGTGGGCGGCCGGTCCGGCCCGGGAGGAGGACGCCGTCCTGGCGGGCGGGGCGGGAGAGGCCGAGGAGAGCATCCCCTTCGCCCTGGAGACAGGGGACATCGGCCTGGAGGAAAACGAGGACCAGTACCTGTGCAGGCTGACCCTGCGGCTGGACGCGCAGCCCGGTTCCACGCTGACGGTGTGGGCCAGCTGCGACGGCGGCCCCTGGGAAAAGCTGGCCAGCGCGGCTGCCCGCACCGCCAAGGAAAAGCTGTACATCCCCCTGACGCCCCGGCGGCATGACACGATGCGCCTGCGGCTGACCGGCGCCGGTCAGCTGACCCTGCGCAGCGCCAGCCGCACCTTTGCCGCGGCCAGGGGCGGCCTGTGAGAGAAAGGAGGAAAGCCATGGCAAGCATTGCAGGGCTGAGCAAACTGGGCCTGCCCCGGCTGAGCAGCCGGATGGACCCGGAGGACGCCCGGGTGATACGAAACTATTTGTATCAGATGCAGGAACAGCTGCAGTACGTATTGAGCAACATCGACACCGAGAACCTTTCGGAGGGGCTGCGCAGCCGCCTGGAGGGGACGGACGCCGGCGCCGAATGAGAAAGGAGGAGCCCGATGGCGACCAAAAAGAAAACCACCATCCAATACAGCACCAGCGGCCTGAACAGCAAGGACGCGGTGCAGAACGCCCTGGCCGCAGCCCAGTACCGTCCCAGCGAGACGGTGACCCAGGCCGCCGACGCCCTGGAGCAGTGGCAGTCCAGCCGGCCCGGGGCCTACCAGAGCCAGTACCAGGGGCAGATCGACGGGCTGCTGGACAAGGCGCTGAGCCAGAAAACCTTCAGCTACGACCACGCGGCCGACCCCATTTACCGCCAGTACGCCCAGAGCTACCGCCAGAATGCCCACGACGCCAGCACGGACGCCGCGGCCCAGGCGGCCGCCCTGACCGGGGGCTATGGCTCCAGCTACGCCACCAGCGCCGCCCAGCAGGCCTACCAGCAGCAGATGAACGGGCTGAACAGCATCATCCCCACCCTGTACAACCTGGCGCTGGACAGTTATACCAGCGAAGGGGATCTGCTGATGGATCAGCTGGACGCCCTGAACCAGCAGGAACAGAACGCGCAGGATCTGTACCAGCGGCAGCTGGACGACTACTACACCCAGCTGGAGCAAAAGCAGGACGCCTACGAATCCGCCCAGGCCCAGGACTACGCCCGCTACAACGATTACCTGTCCAGCCTGGACACCCTGTACGGCTATTACAGCCAGGAGGAGCAGGAGCAGGCAGCGCGCAAGCAGCAGGGATTCAACAATGTGATGAGCGTGCTGGGGCTGATCGGCAACATCGCGCAGCTGGCCATCAGCGGCACCACGGGTCTGGGTTCGCTGCTGAGCGGGCTGGCACAGACCGGGTACAGCATGTACGCCGACAACCGGGATTACGAGGCGGCCCAGGCCGACGCTGCGTGGGAGCGGCAGATGCAGGAGCAGCTGCGCCAGGACGGTCTGGCCCAGCAGGCCTACGAATCCCAGAGCGCCGAGCGGCAGTATCAGGACGCTTTGGCCCAGCAGCGGTTCGACAACGACATCACGAGCCAGAAGCTGGCCCTGGCCCAGGAGGAATGGGCGTTCAAGCGGTCCCAGGCGCAGCAGGAGGCGGCCGCAGCCAGTATGCGGGCGGCCAGCCGCAGCAGCGGCACAAAGGGCACGGGCAGCCGCAGCCAGAGCGCCGGCAAGAGCAGCGGCTCCCAGAGCACCGTCCTGCCCACCGCAGGCAGCGACATGGATTACACCGACTTTGCACGGACCATGCGGGAGCGCGGGTATACCATCAGCGAGATCAAGGAGATGTTCGACGTGATGCGGCAGAACCGGTGAGAGGCAGCGCAGCCGGGGGAAGGGATTTCCGGCCGCGTGTGCAGGAACGCGGCCGTTTTGCGGCATACTGAAAAGGGGCGCACCTTTGCGGGTGCGCCCCTTTTCGCGAGGGTTGGAAAAGAAAGGAATGTGAAAATGGAGAGGAAATCAGAAGGGAAGGG